TATTCGCATTTTTTGTAGAAAATATAAATATATATGATTTGATAATGAGAATTATTAATAATTATTATGTAATATTACATTATACAAATGGCCGGCACAACTCCAATAAGTATGATTATTTTTGGTATCATTATTATAAGTATTGTAACTATTTCAATTGGAATGAATCAAGATATGACAGGTTCAGGTGTAAGAATCGGTTGTAGTGTTTTAGCGTGTTCATTAATATTATTGGCAATCTATTTATTATGGACGGTCGGTCCTAATATTACGGCAAATATGTTATCTTCAAAAAGTATTGATAATGTAAATAATAATACAAATAATCTAGATGGAACAGTTAAGTTCATCATATTTATAATTATCATATTTAATATAGGATTATTGTTATGGTTTATTAGTATTATAAATATGACGCAAAATCCCAGTGAACAAGTTGCGATTAAAAATGTTGAAGTTATCAATTATATGAAATTATATTTACAAATGTTTTTATTTACTGTAACAGCTATCATATTTATTAATTTATATATTGTTCAGGGTATTAAGTCTGACAAGGATGCCATATTCAGTAATACTTCAATAAATATATTTTTTGTAATAGCAGAAAGTATTATATTATTAATGTATATTATCATTATTAATACAATAATTAATAAATATGTAACAAATGGATAACAAATGTAATCTTGTCGTCATAATATTATAATCTTGTCATAATATTATAATCTTGTCAATGATAAAAACTTATAAGTGATTCCATAATAATCACCAGAGCACCATATTCCGGATATTTTAAGAATAATATTTATATTTTCATTATATTGATATAATTTTAGTTCGCCTGTTTGTATTTGATCACTTAAATTGTATAGTGGATATTTATTGTTATGATAGTTGTGAATAAAAGGATGATCTAATATAGTTTTTTCCAATGATTTAATGAATTTGACAATATCTGTATTTTCTTGAATAGAGAATGAACATTTATATTTATTATAATATTTATCGACATTTGATAGGTTTAATGGTATGTGTATTGATATACAATTCAAGCTGAAATTATTAATAGAATATATGAATCGGATAAATTGTGGATTTGTTATATCAATATCATTAATATTTCTATGATTTTCTACAAAATAAACATTGTCAATATCATATTGACTCATCTGAAGAACTAAAAACATTATTTAATAATAATAGTATATTAAATGTGTTTTAAGTTATGAATATTATTAATATTATGCGATCCATACGATTATATAATTATTATGCGATCCATACGATTATATAATTATTATGCATTTTAACAATATAAAAATAAATAATAGAATGTGTTCAAGTCGTAATAAAGAAATAATCCGGTTATATAATTAATGAAACATCACGAGACATTATTTGAAGAATATATTTCTGCAAATACAGTAACAAATCTACATCCAAAAATGAATAATATTTTTAAATTATTTCCAAAGAGTATTCATCAATTAAAAAATGTCATTTTTTATGGCGCAATTGGTATAGGGAAATATACACAAGTTTTAAAGTGTATTAATATTTATAGTCCAAGCAATTTAAAATACGAAAAGAAGATAAGTATTGGATTACATAATTTGAACGTTATCAAAACGTATTATATAAAAATAAGTGATGTTCATTATGAAGTAGATATGTCTCTATTAGGATGTAATTCAAAATTATTATGGAATGAAATATATACACAAATTGTAGATATAATTTCGGCAAAGACAGACAAATGTGGAATTATTTTATGTAAAAACTTTGGTAAAATTAATTCTGATCTATTAGAATGTTTTTATAGTTATATTCAGAAGAATAATTTTTCACCAATACAAATTATTTTTATGTTAATTACAGAAGATATTAGTTTCATTCCTGATAATATTATGAGTTCTTGTGAGATTATCAATATGGTAAGACCTACAAAAATAACATATAATAAAGTATTGACCAATAAAATACCATCTCACGTAAAATTGGAAAATATTGTAAGTATAAAAAATATGAAAGATGATGTATCAACAAAGTATAATGTACCTCATAAAATCATTTGCGATAAAATAATACACAGTATTTTAAATAAATGTGATATGTTACTATTTCGTGATTATATATATGATATTTTTATTTATCATTTGAATGTAAATGAATGTATATGGTATATAATTAACGAGTTAATTCAAAAAAAACATATTAAAAAAGAGAAAATATCAGAGTTAATGATGACATTATTTCGGTTTTTTCAATATTATAATAATAATTATCGTCCGGTTTATCATTTAGAATACTTATTATATTATATTATTTCGGTCGTTCATAATTATCATTATTCTGATTTATAATATATTGATTGTATTTTTTTTAGTTTTTTTAGTATTTTTAGTATTTTTAGTTTTTTTAGTTTTTTGTATATACATAATATAATAATGTTTCAAATGAAAAAGATTATTATACACATTTACCAGTAATTAAAGTTTGGACTGGTAGATAATACATTTTATTGTAATATTATATTCATATAAACTCTATCTTACGTTTATATGAATAAATATGGATATTCAAGAAGCGTATTACATATTTGGTATTAACGCGGAAACTATTTATAAAATCGATATAAAGAAACAGTATTACAAACTTGCACTCAAATATCATCCTGATAAACATCAAAATAGTTCAGAAGCTACTGCATATTTTCAGAAGATACAAGAAGCATATCATTTATTAAAAAGAGATATTGAAAATGATAATTATGATGAATATGATTATGATTATGATTCGACAAATATGAAAACGAATAATGGATCAAGCGCAGAACATTCTATGAATTATTTCGATTTGTTAAATATATTTTTTAAAGATCATAACATTATATCATCATTTCTCTCTTTTATTCAGTTTGAAACACTTACAATGAAATTATTTGATAATATCGACAAACAAGACGCATTGGATTTGTACAACTACTTTTTCCAATATCGTGATATACTTCATATTTCAGAAAAATGGTTAGATTCTTTGAAGAAGATTATTATCGAGAAATATAATAATATCCGTATATACATATTAGAACCTTCATTAACCGAATTATTCAGTGATAGAATATATAAATTAGATGTGGATGGAAATATATATTATGTTCCATTATGGTATTCTGAATTAGTATTTGAAAATGATTTAGAAATAATAGTTAAATGTGTTCCGAAATTACCGAATAATATTAGTATTGATGAGAATAATAATATTCTTGTCGATATCATAGTAAAAATGTCGGATTCGTTGTTTAAAGAAGAATATATTACCATATCAGATATACCTTCGACAATAAGCGATCCTATAATACGTATTCCAGTTTCTCAATTATTTATAAGGAGAAGACAACAATATATTCTGAAAGGTAAGGGTATTATTAGGATAAATGAGACGAATATTTATAGTGAAGAAAAAAGTGATATTATATTAAATATACAAATAACTTGATTTTTGTCGATTATAAATAATATATAAATCTATATTAAATGAATATAAAATCATATTTAATTTTAATTATTTCAACATTAATAATTACAATTTTGTCTTATTTTATTGAATTAATATACCCTTTTATAAATAATTTATCAAATACAAATATAATCGGTGCATTTATTTTTCGTTATTTACATTTACTTTTACTGATATATATTATGTTTTTTTTATTTTTATTTAATTATAAAAGTGACGATGCAATTATATATTTAACTGCGTCTCTCGTTATGATATTATCCTGGGAAATATTACATTGTTGTATTATATCTTATTATGAAATTAAAATGTATAATGTAGATTATCGTGATTATACAACTACTTTTCATCCTTGTATTTATGTTTTTGTAAGAGATTTTCAACCATTATTTACATTCTTTTCGGGATTTATTATGACATTTACAATTTATCTTATATTATTAAAAAACAAAATTATTCCATTACAATATAAATTATTTTTAGGAATAATTTTCAGTTATATTTTAATTAATAGTATAATACACAGAATATATTACAAAATAAGATTAAATTATCCAAAAGATAAAAATGCTATTTTATATAAATATTTAACTATTTTTTGAATATAACATTTTTCAGAAAAAATATTAAAAAACAAATTATAAAAATAATAATTTAATTTGTATTTTAAATGTGCAAAGGTGTAATAAATTACAATATTTACATTAATGTAACCTAAAATAATATATGATTAATTTATTAAATAACTTGATTTTTGTCGATTTGACTAGTATAAATATTTAAAGTAAATCATATTATTGTATTAAATGCCTTATATATTAGAAGTCCAAAAGTTTAATATAAATGAACATAATATTTATCCATAATTTATATTATGTTTATATTATTTTATGGGCGTTTTAAATGAGAACAGGTGTAAAACGCCGATATTAAATAGTTAATTATAATAGTTGTTTGTATTTTTTATATTATTTATTATTACAGAAAAAGACGAATTACTATGACCAAAACATTCTACTGAATTTAAACCAAATATATAATCAATATATGCTCGTTGTTCAAAATTTAAATCTAATAACTTATCATCATTTTTATATATTAAAGAATTGTATTTACAATTATTTAAATCAATTAAATTTTTTATATTGCTTGTTGCTATAAATATTTTTAAATTATTGTTTTTAAATTTAATATTATCTATTAAAATATCTAAACTCTCTATGTTAAGTTTAAAATGGTGTGTAAAATCTTTCTCGTATCTATAGTGAATAAAATTATATGGTTCATCTCCTATTATATTATTTTTAATTTCTATGTATTTTTTCATAATATCATTTGAAGGGAGTATATGGCTATAAATTGTGTTATCTATAACGTTTTTAAATTTGTATAAAGACCAAAATTGTTTTAGAACAACATAATCTTTATTCAATTTTATCAACTGGTCTAAAATATCATTATCTTTAAAAACTACATATGCTAATAATTGATCATTAAAGTTATAACAATTATCCTTTGTTATTTTATCATTAATATCATTAAAATTAATATATAAGTCATAATTATTTAAAAAGTTTGTATCAAAAAGTTTTTCAAAAGGTTTTTCAACCCAACTAGTTAAGTTATCGTTTCTAAAAGAACAATATCTAAATGTAAATGGTATATTATTTGTTAAACAAAAATTTATTCCATTAAATATATCATAAAACTGATTACATAATCCTGCGTTAGTATCAAATATTATTATCATATTATATATATGTTATAATATTGTAATTTTTAATAAATTACAATATTTACATTTATATAACCTAACCCGACCTCATCTCAACTAAATTGATTATAATTTGTTCTTTATATACCATATTCCTTGTAAATAACAGTCAGCCAAGTCATCTTTCTTATTACCATATTCATTAAAGAAGGATAACCAATTTGTGTCAGTTAAATACATACTGACAATTTGTATTCCGAGTGCTTTGCGTTTTTTATATTCGACAACTGGTTGCAATGAAGGTGCCAATTTCAACTTATTTGCAGAATTACAAAAATCAATAATGAGTTCATTATTCTGTGTATTCATTATGAAATATTGTGCGATCATACCTTGTATTGTTTTCATTCTGTTTGCAATAGGACTAATTTGGTTTTCAATAACAATCCTATCTATAGGATTCAATTTTTCATTAAAGAGTTTATCAAAATGA